GATCATGTAATTAAAATATCAGAAAACGAATTAAGAAAACAACAGGTCAATGGTTTTTACAGAGATGTAGAATTAGGACCACCAGGTCATGTAGAAAAAAATGATCTTGATAAAAAAGAAAAAGAATTAGACGGAACTAAAAAGACAGGTAAACAAGAACCTGTGTATACTCTGTTAGAGTGTCATGTTAATCTTGACCTAGAAGGTTTCGAAGAAGTTGGTTCTAATGGTGAGCCAACAGGAATAAAATTGCCCTACATTGTAACTGTAGAAGAAGGCAGCCGAGTAGTCCTCTCCATACGGAGAAACTATGCGCCCAATGATCTAAAGAAAAATAAGATCCAATATTTTGTCCACTTCAAGTTTCTGCCAGGACTAGGATTTTATGGCTTTGGACTCATTCACATGATTGGCGGATTGAGTCGTACGGCAACGGCGGCTCTCCGTCAATTATTAGACGCAGGGACTTTATCAAACTTACCAGCAGGATTTAAACAGAGAGGTGTTAGAGTCAGAGACGAGGCAGCTCCTATACAACCGGGTGAGTTCAAAGATGTGGATGCACCAGGTGGATCACTACGTGATGCATTCTTTCCATTACCATACAAAGAACCATCACAGACATTATTAAATCTTTTAGGTATTGTTGTTCAAGCTGGTCAAAGATTCGCGAGCATAGCTGACATGCAAGTTGGTGATGGTAACCAGGCAGCAGCGGTTGGAACAACAGTTGCATTATTAGAGCGTGGTTCAAGAGTCATGAGCGCAATACACAAGAGATGTTATGCAGCGATGAAAGAAGAATTTAAATTATTATCAAAAGTAGTATCACAATATCTGCCACCAGAATATCCATACGATGTTGTTGGTGGTGCAAGAAATATTAAACAAGCTGACTTTGATGATAGAATAGATGTCGTCCCTGTAGCGGACCCTAATATATTCTCGATGTCACAGAGAATCACACTAGCACAGACACAATTACAAATAGCAACATCAAATCCTGCGTTACATAACATGTATCAGATTTACAGAAATATGTACGAGGCGATTGGTGTAAAAAATGTTGATGCAGTTTTACCTGCACCAGCGCCAACAGCGCCGATGGACCCAAGTATGGAGCATATAAATGCATTAGCAGGTAAACCTTTTCAAGCTTTTCCAGGTCAGGATCACAGAGCACACATCACAGCTCACTTAAATTTTATGTCAACTAATATTGTTAGAAATAATCCTGCAGTTATGGCAGCGATACAAAAAAATATTTTAGAACATATCAGTCTGATGGCTCAAGAACAGGTACAATTAGAGTTTAGAGAGCAATTACAACAGATGATTATGATGCAACAGATGGCAGCAACAGATCCTAGGATGCAAGCACAGCTTCAAGCGCTGACAAATCAGGTCGAAGCGAGAAAATCTGTGCTGATCGCAGAGATGACAGAAGAATTTATGAAGGAAGAGAAGAAAATTACGTCACAATTCGACTCTGATCCGCTTTTAAAACTAAAATCACGTGAGGTTGACCTTCGTGCGATGGAAAATGAGCGTAAAAAAGACAATGATGAGGCCCAAATCGACCTTGCAAGAGCAAGATTGATGCAACAAGGCGAGATTGCAGAAGATAAGATGGAACAAAACGAAGATTTAGCTAAATTAAGAGCTGGAGTTAGTCTTGCAAAGACCGGAGTCAAGCAAGCAGCGGTAATCACGGAGGATAATTAATGCCACTAAACAAAAAAGGTAAAAAAATTATGAAATCCATGAAGAAACAGTATGGTAAGAAGAGGGGTGAAAAGATATTCTATGCATCTAAGAACAAAGGTGTTATAAAAGGAGTGAAAAAAGGAGCATAAATGCAAAAACTAGATAAAATAAAAGAAGTTAAGGTTGCAGAGCAAAGTATCGAGGTAGATCCTAGATCTAAAACTACTGCAGACCAAGCTTTTAACTATATTGCTACAGGAAAACCTGAGATGCCAGTTGGTGGTCAGAAAAGAATGTTAGCAGAGAAAAGAAGAAACTCTAAAGCGTACTAATCATGTGGTTATCGGCGATAAAATTAGCCGTCTCTGCAGGAAGTAAGATTTACGCTAACAAACAGAAGACGAAAATGGCAATGTCAGAGGCACAACTCTTACATGCTGATCGTATGGCCCGAGGTGAGGAAGCTTACCAGGGAAAATTGTTAGAAGCCCGACAATCGGACTGGAAAGACGAGGCAGTTTTGATAATTTTAAGTTTGCCTGTGTTGGTGCTTGCATATGCCGTTATATCGGACGACCCAAGTGCGATGGACAAGGTAAAATTATTCTTCGAGATGTTCTCGCAGCTCCCGTCATGGTTTACCAATTTGTGGATCCTTGTCGTGGCGTCGATATATGGTATAAAGGGTACACAGATTTTTAGAAACGGAGGCAAAAAATAATGCGTAAAAAACTTATAGAATTATTTGGTGGTGGATTTAAAAAAACTTCTCCAACTATAACTAAAGTTGATCCATTTGTACCTACAACAAAAGCAGAAAAAAGTGCTAGAGATTTAAGACGTGCAGTACGAGCAAGAAAAACTTCCGAAGTAAAATTAGACAATACTGTATTTAGAATTAAACAAGAAAAGAAAAAACTTGAAGAACAAAGAAATAAAAATAAAAAAATGGGTGGTGGATTCATGGGTAAAAGAATGGGTTACAGTAAAGGCACTCCAAAACCAAAAACAAATGTTGAAAAAATAAAAGAAGCATTTGGTTCAAAAAAAGGATTAAAAAAAATAGATCCAAAAAAACAAAAAGGGTTAGCTAAATTAAAAAAAGCAAGACCTGATGTTGTTAGAAAAATGGGATACTTTAAAAAAGGTGGTGTATCCTAATGGCTAAACCAGGTTTATATGCAAACATACATGCTAAAAGAAAACGTGGTGGTAAGATGCGAAAGAAAGGTGCAAAGGGTGCACCAACTGCAGCGAACTTTAAAAGAGCTGCACAAACAGCGAGGAAAAAATAATGACTAAATTATGTCCAAGAGGTAAGGCCGCAGCGAAAAGAAAATTCAAAGTATACCCGTCAGCATATGCTAACGCCTATGCTTCTAAAATTTGTGCAGGTAAAATTAAAGATCCATCTGGTTTAAAGAGAAAAGATTTCAGAGGCAGCAAAGCCGAGGGTGGATTAATGGAAGCAACTGCTAGATTAAAAAGACAGGGTCTAGGTATGGGTGGCTCTGTTTGCAAAATAGCCAAAAGAGGACAAAACAGAGACGCTATCGGAAAGAATTCTTAATGCCATGGCAAAGAACGGACTTGATAAATGGTTTGCCCAGAAGTGGGTAGATATAGGAAGTAAAAAGAAAGATGGATCTTTCTCAAAGTGTGGAAGATCAAAACAAAAGAAAGATGCAAAACGTAAATATCCAAAATGCGTCCCACTTGCAAAAGCAAGACGTATGACTGAAAGCCAAAGACGATCAGCAGTGCAAAGAAAAAGAGCGGTGGCACAGGGTGTTGGTGGTAAACCAACAAATGTTAAAACATTTGCAAAAAGAAAATCAGCCATGATGGGTGGATTTATGGCAAGAAGAATGGGAATGAGATAATGAGAAGACAGGATAAAATGCCTGCAAGAAATAAAAAAAATTTTCGTGCTACAAAAAAAGGTGCGGGAATGACAGCAGCTGGGGTAAAAGAATATAGAAGACTTAACCCTGGTTCTAAATTAAAAACAGCCGTGACTGGTAAAGTGAAGCCAGGATCAAAAGCTGCTAAACGTAGAAAATCATTCTGCGCAAGATCACTAGGACAGATGAAAAAATTTCCTAAAGCAGCAAAAGATCCTAATTCTAGACTACGTCAGGCTAGAAGAAGATGGAAATGTTAAAAGCAAAAACTAAAAAATTTAATGGCAGATCATACAAAATTTCCCCACTAAAGGAAGGACCATACAAAAAAGGTCTTGTAAAGAATTTAATGAAAGCTAGACGTGAGGTCAAAGTTGCATTAGATAAGAAAGATAAAGCACTTGAACGAAAAGCTCGTAATAAGGTGCATAAATTTAAAAAAAAGTTAGGAGAACGATAATGCCAAAACATGGAAAAAAAATGATGGGTGGCGGTATGGCGATGAAAAGACCTG